ATCAGCCATATATCTTTTGAATATCTCCTTTAGCATCTATTGGTGAAACAGCTAATTTATTATTTTGTGTATTTTTAGCCATTTCTTCCGTTATATCCTCACCTAAACGTGCAAATAATTTAACAACAGATGGATGATTACCTGCTTCGGTATCTAAAAGTTCCATCAATTCATTATCTGCATATACAGACATTGCTCGTCTTGCGGCTCTAACCTTATTATCATAGTCATAACCCCATTCTTTATGCAATGCTTCTTCTGTGCTTTTCTTTCCTAAAGTCATTTCTGAATTACGTCTTTGATTTTCAAAATCAACAGATTTGACTTGAAAGTCTATCAATGCTTTAGCTTGATCGTTATTCAACCCAATTTGATGGGCAACATTCTTAAATTGTTTAACAGATTCTTCATTAAAAAATTTAGAGTGTGTTTCAGGAATAGCAAAATTATACTTTTCAGAAGTTTCGGGCCTTCCTAACTTCGTATATAATTCAGCCCTTTCTTCATCTGTTTTTGGTATAGGTATTCTACTCCCTATCATTTTTTGCTGGTGAACTAGTGTATTAGCCGCAGATTCTAAATCTTTAATATTTTGAATTGTTGGATTATTTTTCAATTCATCATTTAAAGATGATCTCCAGTCTTGATTTTCACTAGCACCAGACCCAAGTATGGATGTTTCCTGTACTGGGTTGTCTTGTACTGTGGTCGTTTGCTCATCAGCCATTTTTTTCCTCCTCTATAAGATTGATGATACGAATAACTACCGATCTTTGTCCTTCTCGATAAGCCATTTCGTTGGTGTCCTTTGAAAAAGAACTCCGTTTATAATAAGCTGATCTTAAATCAGCTATTACTCTTTCTCCCTCTTTAGAGCCAAAAGTAATTCCGTAATCTCTTTTTAAACTTTTAATTTGTTTTTCAAAATCAGGTGCTGCCATTTTTTGGTCTATATTTTTTATCCCAAATTTCCTTTTGTGTCAAACCTACTTCATCTTCTTTTTCTTTATTTCGAGAATCAATCTTATCCACATCTATCATTTCAACTAAAGCATACCGACACACTTTAGGAGTTTTTTTTCTCCAAGGCCCTGTTGCTCCCCATTGAAAATGTAATAAATAACGTGGCTCATCATAGATTTCCATTCTTGAAATATCAAAATCATCTAACACATTAGCAAAACTTTCGTTGGGTTTATGATCGTTCCAATCCATTATTGGATAGAACCCGAACCATTAGTATCGCTAGGATCAAAGGGGGGTTTAACAACTGCGATTGTATTTAATAAATGTCTTAATTCTTCACGAAGTTCACCATCCGTTTTTCTTCCTGTTACATCTTCAATTTTAGTAATTGTTTGATAACCAGAACGATCTAATAAACTATTAACTGCACCTAGTTGAACCGAAGCTGATATTTTAGGATTTGAAATTAAATCTTTTAATTTATCTACAGCTAAAGGTACGTGACTACTCATTAATTTTTTAGTAGCTTCATCTATTTCGTGACTTAATTGTTTTTTAAGATTATGCCCTTGTTGTTCTGCTGTAGCTTCTGAATAACCTGCCTTGATTGCAGATTGTTTTGCATTTCCTGTTTGTGAAAAATTTTCAATAAATGCTTGTTGCATTTCCGTTAATGATTTCATTATGCTAATCCTTGTTGTTCGGCTTGTGCCATTGCTTCTTCCATACCTTCTTTAGATTCTGGTTTAGACATTTCTGTCATAGCTTTACCTTGTGATAATGCTGTATCAGCTTGTTGTTGTGCCATAGCTTGTTCTTGTGCTTGTTGTTGTGCTGCTGCTCTTTGTTCTCTTATTTCTGCTACTTCATCTTCACCACGTAAAACTGTTTTAGGAACTCCAAGTAATGTTGCTCTCATTCTAATCGCTTGTTCGTGATTGATAACATCCATAACAGTAGGATCAACTTGAACAACTTGCATTGCTAATTGATATAATCTTTCAACTGCAATAGCTTCTTCCATTCTTTGAGAACGTGCTAAAGGCCCAACATATTCTATATCCATATTCATACCTTCCATTTCAGAAGGTCTAGGTGTTAAAGCATCTGAACGTAACATAATTCCAAATACTCTTTCAATTAATGGATTTAAAAATTCAGTTTGAAATCTCCCTAATGTTGGGCCTAGAAGTCTTTGCATTAATTCATATCTAACTTGAACTTCTGTTGCCGTCATTTGTGGGCCTTCTTGTAATTGTAATTGATCTGAATAGTATGCTTGTCTAATTGCTGTTCTTAATTGATTTTCTTTTAAATCTGTTATTTGCCAATTCGATCCAATTTGTAATGGTTTAATTGCTGTATCACTTCTAACAACTGTAATACCAGCAGGTGTCATTCTAACTCTACCTATTACTCCATCATCAGTAACTAATAATGGTGGATCAATAGCTTTTGCCCACGCCTTTAATCCAATCTCTACAGCTTTATTTAAAGTTTTAATATCGGGTAATGCGTTATAACTAGGTGATCTTCCAAATATTTCACCTGTTGCTTTTGCCCATCGTGGTACTAAATATGGAAATTCATTATACCCACCTGTACGAACAACCATTTTATCTTCAAAACAAACGTGGCAAGAATGAAAAGGTAATTTAGTTTTAGCTTTACCTATTGCTCTTTCATAATCTTCTGTTGGTTCTACTGCGTGAATAAAATTAAATTGTGTATCGGGTTTTGCTTTAAGGGCTTCTTTAATTTTTGTTCCTATATTCTTTTCACCAAATTCTTGCACAGCTTGTCGTGCAGTCATTTTATATTTTCTATAAAGAGTATCTACTGTTCCTTTTACATTTTCTTGAATAAAATATTCTGAAATATGTAAAGTATTAAAATGTAAACCACCTTTTAAAAATCCTTCATTTGCTTCTTCCACAAATATTGCTGACGTACCTATTGAACATAAATCTAAATACATTTCGTGAACTTCTGTATTAAAATTAGATTCATTGAATACAGCATACATTCTACGTGCTGTATCTTCTAACCAGATTTGTATATCTCTAATTTTATTAGCATCATCATCTCTTAATTTTAATGAGAACCAAGGTAATGAAGGTGATGTTAATGTTCCTTGTAGACTTGCCGCTAAAAGATTATTAGCTGTGATTGCTGTTGAATCAAATAAAACTTCTGTTCTTTTTTCTCCACGTGAACGAATAAAAGTAATATCTGCTTTTCGTGGCATCACATAATCTAATATTTCCTGCCAATGATCTTCCCACGTACTTCGATCTGTTTCTAATTTATCTAATCGTTTTTTTATATATTCAAAAGTTGCCATTAGTAACCTATTAATGAAGTTGCAGCAGTATTAGCTTCTTCATCTATTCCCATACCATCTGTTAAGATTGTTCCACTTCTACCTTTCATTCTATTGCTAACAGCTTTCTTTTTTTCTGCTGCTAATTTTGCTTCTGATGCTGCTTCTTTGGCTGCCACTCTTGGATCAACTGCTGGTGGCGGTGGCATTTGTGCCATCATTGGTTGCTTTAAACCCATTTACATTCCTCTCTTAACATTCCGTATAATGCTCCATCTATATATTTTCCATCAACTTTCATTGCTTTTCTTATTATACCTTCTTTAACAAATCCTGTACCTTTTAACAATCTTTCGTTCCTTTTGTAACCATTGATGCACATTGCCGTTATTCTACCACATTTTATCTGATTAAAGCAGTAATTAAAAACATACTGGACATTTCTTCTCGTACAGCATCGTGGTGTCTTTAATGCTAAATGAATCCAAATATTATAACCATCCCAATCTGAAAATAAAAAACCTCCTAATAATTCATTATCTTCAACAAAACCTAAATAAGAATACCAATCATTAATTGAATGATGAATGTGGGCGTGTTTCTTAACATAGTCACCAATGGGTTTTTTCCATTTCTCATCTGTGACTACTTCAATCACTATGCGTATTTTTTTTCTTTTTAGTAGTTGTTCCGCCTAGTACAGTTTTAGAAACATTTGCTTCTTCTTCAATACCTGTAGCATCAGTCATAATCGTTCCAGTAACACCCGAACCTTGTCCTCGCACTTTAGCTGTTCTTCCAGAAACAGTAGTTGCTGCTGCTGGTGCTGCCGTTACTGTTTGTGC